AGAAACCAAATGACATCACTTGCCAGCTGATTGCTCTTACTTTTGACTGCAATTTCAAACGGTAGGCTTACTTCTCTCGTACCGTCCATGAATTCTCTGTCAATCGTCCCGCCTGGAATAGCGTTGACAACCAAATCATCTTGATCATCTTTGAAATAATCTAGCCGTGCCTTTAACGGCAATTGTTTAAAACTGTTAATGTATTTTAAAAGTACTATCTGAAAGTTTTTGTTATCTTGCATCAGAACCCCATCCCTTTAGCTGCAACACGTTTCCACTTATCAACATTTGCTTCTGCTGATTTGTCATACCAAAGTTTTCCTGTACCTGGTGTTGTATACTTCTTAAATACAACAATGCCGTTTGTCCCATAAAATTGAGCTCGTGCATATACTGTATTCCAAGAAACAGCACTACCATCTATAGCTATTTGTCCGCTGGCTCGCAAAGCACCGCCCTTCATTGGGATGTACTTGTCAGTATCCATCAGAACTTGGTTAGCTAGTGCACGTTTTCCCCTCAAAACATTGGCATCAGACACCTTCCGTTCAGCGCCACTCAAATCAGCCTTTGTCCGAATACGAAACATCAAATCACTCCTACTTCATAGCTAAAGATTTTGCCATTTAAGTAATTGGGCTCATGACTTTTAACAATGTACGTGTTAACGCCATCGCTAACAGTCGCCTCATCCCAACTGTTGTCTACAACAACACCAGAAATGGCTGGATAAATGAAAATTGTTCCTGCTCTGTCTTTTTTCTTAGAGTTATTCGCTCCAGAAACAGAATTAGAGCGGTCAAAGCGAACGTGTTTGACCGTCAACGGTTCTGAATAAGTTAAATCACCAAAATCATTTTCTTTTTGTACTTTTTGAACAATAACAGTGTCAGTTAACAAACGTTTATCTATCATAATCAACTCCCACAACAAGGCTAAATCCTGCCTGTTTCAGAACGTTTTCGGCATCAATCGATAAATTATATTGCTGACCGCTAACGGTGCTCTCAGATGCCTTGTAATCGATTTTGGTACGTCCGATAGAAACGCTTGTCATTGTTTTCTTGTCATCAGCCGTCATGATGCCTGAAACATCCAAGTAAGCAATCTGAAATGCCATCGCAAGCTTGACTGCTTGCTTGCGATAATCAAAATCATCTTCAAAGTTGATAAAACGCTCGTAGATGTTTTGTGTGTACATATCAATGGCAATTTCAGCACGTTTTGCTAACTTATCAAAGTTCTCAACATCATCAAAACCAAGGTCCGAAAACTCTGCTTTAGTTAAATAAGTCATGGTAACCTCCCTAAAGGTGTTATCACCCTCATTCTTCTGTTTTGGCTTTCTTACCACGTCTAGCTTTCTTAGGCTCTACTGCTGTTTCTTCCTCAAGCGGTACTAGCACCTTTTCAACGTCTGGAAAAGCTTTAGCTAAATCAGCATTGACGTGGTCAGCGTATTCTTTATCAAGCTCAATAGTTTCATCAACCATCACGCTTTTTTTGAGTGATTTAAAGAATAGGTTTTTAGTGGCTTTGTATTGTGGCATGTTATTCTCCTGCGACTACGTTAGTAACTTTGACAATAGCTTTCTTGTTGTCGTCGAGTGTGTATGTTCCACCTTTAGCAGCACCTTGCAATTGAACGCCGTCAAAATCAACAGACTCAATAGTACGTGTTGTTGAAATACCAACAAACGGCAAGACGATTTTGTCTGGTGAGAAGATTGCTTGTGTTCCTTCTGCAAAATATTGCGCTGGTGTTTCTACTAAGTCAAAGCCTTTGTAACGATACAGACCGTTTTCATCTAGAGACACGCTAGAACCTTTAGAAGTATTTGTTGATTGCATGTCAACAATCGCATTGTAAAGGTCAGGTTGCAAATAAGCTGTTACTGGCGCTGTCACCTCGTTATTGACGTAGTAAGTATTGATTGCGTTAAACAAAGCTTTTACAGACGCCTCAGAGAAATCAGCTAACTGCTCTGATTTTCCAGCGTTATCTGACAAGTATTGTCCGATACGCTTATTCATCTGACGTACTTTAGCTTCCGACTGCAATTTCAAACGGTCTGCAATAGCAGCGTTAAAGTCATTGTTGACTGTGTAGCGGTCAATTCCTTCGTGGATGGTCATTGTGTAGTCATACGGCACATTTGTGTTGGCGTATTTGACTTCCGTCATCTTTCCAAAACGAGATTTAGCACCAGAACCATCGCCGAAACCACCGTCATTGCCACCTGTTTTATATTCACCGATTACAACAGGCGTACCATTTGTTTTAAGAGAAAATGCTGTGTCATTTTCTTGCACACCGTCCAAGACTTGAATAGGAGCAAGTGCTCCTGCGAATGCGGCTTTTACGCCAAAAGCAGCAGATAGAATACCTGCAAATTGTTTTTCATAGCGACGAACCGCAAGATTTTGATTTGTTGGCATGTTAGTCTCCTTTCCTATTTGCCGTAGCTATCAATAATCGCTTGAAACGGGTCAACAGTCCCGCTGGGATTACCTGCTGGGTTACCAGTAGCAAAAATGCTTGGATTAGGTGTGCCATCTTCTTCTGGTTTAAACAAGTAAGCATCACTTTCTTTCAAACCGTTGATAACATCGTCTAATTTAGGCTTGCCATCTTCACCCATTTCAATCGCATCAACATCGATGAATTTCATTAATTTTTCTGGATTGTAGGCATTTGTGTCCTTTAAAGCTAAATTGATAGCATTGATTTTTTGTGTCATTGCAAGTTCTGCTTCAGCATCAGCTTTGAATTTGTCATATTCAGCTTGCAATTTATCAAGTGCTTCTTTTTGTTCGGCACTTGTATTCGCATCAGCTTTCAATGTTTCAATCTGTGTCTCAGCATTTTGCAATTGGTTTTTAAGACTGTCTCGCTCTTGCGTGATAGTGTCCAAAGCTGATTTAGTTTCATTCAAATCTTTGCCATGCAAAGTAAAAACTTCTTTAGCTTGTTCATCTGTCAATCCAAGATTGATAAGGTCATCTTTTGTAAATGGCATTTTGTCCTCCTAGTCCTTTTTGTAGGTGGCTAACCCCCACCACAAAGGTAAAATCTTATTTACTTCTTCAGTTTACCCTTGAACTAAGCGGACTTTTTACGCTTTTTAAGACACAAAAAAAGCACCTAGATTTTTCTAGGTGCAATTCATAAAAATAACTTTATCAAATCACTTCAATTGACTTTATTTCATTTTCAAAAAAACTAACAACGCCATTTCTTTGTTCTGATGGTTTTAAAATTAATTCGTCGTACTCTGTGTCGTTGTTTATTGCATAGTCTAAGCCAATGACTCTACCTTGCCACTCAGCGTTATCGATATCTATAATTTTTACGTTTTTTTGTACGAATTTTTTCATTTTGTGCATGTTTTAATCTCCCTTGTCATCAATTGGCACTATATGCACGCCTTTTTTACCATACATTATCTTAAAGGTACGAGTTAATTCAATTTGACCATTTTTTTCTGGCATATTAAAACCTACAAAATCAGAAATAGAAATAATTTCTTGGTTTCGCCACCTATTCTTACGATCTCTTTGAATAGAACCAGTTCCAGCGTACTTATTAACTAACTCTTGAGCATCTACACCATCAAGTAAATAACTTCTTCCTGGTTTATAGTCATGATGTCCTAAAATATGTTTGTTTTGCTGACCGTTTAATTTAAGATTGTACTCTCCTGAACGTATACGTTCTTGGAGTTTCAAATCTTTGTATTCTCTAGTGTCATTATACTTCATTTCCAAAAATTCTGCCATTGATTTAGGCGCTTTTGAGCCGAATTGAGACACTAATTTTCTGTATTCTTTCTCCTGTGTCTTATGCAATGTCTTATTAACGTCAGCGCTTGTTTTAGCAAGTGTTTTCTCTGTACTAAACAATCTTTCTCGTGAATAGTCACGATGCAAGAAATCGTGCTGATCAACATAAGCACGCATCTTACCTTGTAAGTTTCTAAGTTTTAAGCGTTCAGATGTGATAAGTTCATCATCTCCCAATTGATTAGCAATGTGTAGGCGCTCTTTTTGGTTTCTGATAGCACGTTCAAGCGCTCGCTGTTTAGCTTGTATGCGTGCATTTTCTTCTGCCTGCTCAGGCGTTAAGTCTTTTAGATGGTCTGGGTCTTCTGGTAGCTCATTGACCCCGATAATAAAAGGTGTCAAATAATGCCCACAATGCACACCCAAACACCCACCAGCATAACCATAGCCGTAATCAGACAACGCAAGCACCTTGACCCCTTGCTCTGTGTGTGTCGTGCCTTCCATTGTTACTATACGACCCTGCAAAGGCGCACACATTTCTCTTGCTGTAGCTTTCTTTGAGTAGTAATAAGTGTCAATACCTATTTCTTTTGCTGGTGCTGTTCGCATTTCGTTATAGACTCTAAACGTTGTTGTTTTGATAACCGCTCTAGCATACGCATCAGCTCGCCACTCTCTGCCGCCTTTATCGACAAAACCTGTAAAATTCTTCTTTTGCCATTTCATGATAGTGTCACGAATAGCTTTATCAGCTGATTTTGAACTGATAACCACTTCGGCTACGGACTTCTCAATAATTGATTTGTATGTTTTTTGGATTGACTTCGGCAAAGTCGTATTGATAAGGTTCAAATCACTAATCGCTTGCGATGTGTAAGCTTCAAGGCTATCTGTCACGCCGTTGGCAATATATTCACCATCTCTCCTACCTAAATCCTCTGCAAGTTGCTGTTTAGTGTCTTTGTAAACCTTTAATCCTTCGTTAGCTATAACGTCACGTAACAAGTCCTCTGCTATGCCTGTACGTTCAGTGATAATTTTCAAGTTTTCTTCGTTTAGCATGTGCATATCATTCAACTTTTGCATTTGCCAAATGTATGGATTTTCTTGCAAATCAGCACTACCACGAACAATTAAACGCTTGATCATATTATCAAAGAGTTCTTGCTGCATCTGAGCGTAAATATCGCTAACTCCTTGCATCTGCAAAGAGAATTGCTGGTCATTTAAGACTGGTCTCTTACTCATCGTCTTCCTCTACTCGTTTTCTGCCATAAAGCGCTAAGTCTGCATCGTTTTCTGGCGGTAATTCCCCATTGATTTCAGCTAGATAGTCTTTAGCTTCTTCTTCGGACACATTCAATGTTTTCTGGATGCCTAAACGTTGTGGTGCAAAGCCTGCTGATACCATCTGCATCCAATAAGCAAGCTCTGCGTTTCGGTCTGTAAAGACACCGTCGTCAAGATTGACTGAAATGTCTTCTAGCTCTGGTATTTCGCCCTTGTACAGACCTGTAGCCTTACCGAGTTCGCAAATAGACACACACAACTCTTTGATTGATTGCTCAACAAGAGCAGCAATACTATTACGCATTTGATATGTGTCACTGTTCTCGCTAACTACTTCAGTAGCTGTCTTCATGCTCTTACCGTCAAAGGAGAACATGCCAGCAGACACGCCAATCTGCATCTCAAACAGTTTCAGACCTTCTGAAATGGCTGTAATGTAGTCGTTTGAGCGGATAGGTGTAGTAATGTCCTTGATGTTGTTAGCGTCCATATTACCACCGCCCAACTGCGTATAGACGTTTTGGTCCGTCTCAAAGCGTCGTTTGAAAGTGATTGAGCCATCTTCTCGCTGTGCTGTTAGTTTCGCCATTTGTTCAGGGATAATAACACGACGTTGACCCATTCGGACTTCCCACATAAACTCATCATAAGTACGATTGATAAAGTCAATTGTAGTTTTTGCATTGTCAAAGATTGATAAACCAAGCGGACTGTTGATGTCTTTGTTGTTCATTCCTGGAGTTTTAAGGTATGTAAACAATGGACGTGATAAGTCTTTAAACATCGTTACTGGTTCAAGGTCTGGATACAATTCAGACAAGTTCACACGTTGACCTAATACGTCGCTAATTTCCGACTTGTAAAGCTCGTTAGTAATGCGATAAAAGCTCTTATCTTTCGTACTTCCTTGCTCGTTTCCGTCCGCTGTCACCCACTCGTGAAACTCTACGAGTGTGTAATACACGTTTTTTCTGCCTTCTGACTTGATTGTTTTAGTCAAGATAGCAGCATTCGACACATCTTGCGTATTTGATTGCAACGGCAAGAATACTGGTGCTTGAACGAATGCTACACGAATTCTGTCACCGTCAACATACGGACGCATGGCAAGACCACCCAACGCCAAACCGCTTTCCAAATAGCGCTCAAAATTCTTGTTAAAGCGGTCATTGTCAAGCGTGTAGCTGATGAACTCATCAACTGATTTGTTGTCTGATGTGATTTCTGCTTGTTCGTTATAAACCAAGCTAGCAATCTTTTTCGATGCTGTTCGTGCAATCGGCAAATGATTAAACTTGCGACGTTTCACATCACCCTCGCTGTTAATATATTCGACGTCATCAAATTTAGATTGATAGTAAGTTAGATTGTGTTGAATACGACTGTACTCCTCTTGACTAACTGCGATTTTTGGATGATCAAGAATACTGTTTAAATTTGAAGTCTGCATGTTATACCTCCCACGATTAAAGAAATCTTTTACTTTTTGGATTAGACCCATATTGTCCTCCTAACTGTTTCCGACACGTAAGCCAAGGATTTTAGCGTTGTCCAAGGCAAAATACTGCGATACGTCGCATGTGTGGTCATCTTCTTTGATGACGTTTGGATTATCTGACTGGATTGTCTTCTCATCCCAACGATACATACGATGCTCTTCGATAAATATCTTATTGGCTTCCGTGTCCAAGTAATAAAAACGCCCTTGAGCAAGCAACGACTGAAAGCTGTCAATCATTGTCACTTTTTTAAGTTTGGCTACTGGATGCCAACGAATAGCAAAGTCTAAATACATTTGGTTTCGTAAAGCGCCCTCTGCGCTATCGATTGTGTACTGTAGCACTTGCACTCTGTACTTATCCACAATTGAACGAGTAAAACTGTGTATATCTTGCGATAATTGACTAGGCGCTTTCTTGACTACTTTCCCTGCTGGTGAATAGTAGTAAGTATCAAGCAAGATAACGTTACCTTTTGCCGTGATGCCAAACGCACCGCAAGCTGTTGCTGACTGCTGATGCCCACCGTCAAGCGCAAATGATATTCCGATTAGTCTGTCATCACTTGGTAAACTATCCAACGGATGGAACGTGCTCATGTTATATACGTTGTTTCCAAGTCCGACTGGCTCGCCCAGGTAGATATATCTGTAATAGTCAAAGTCATTAGCTTTAATACGTTCGATGTCTTTTAGCATCTGCTCAGTGACAAAGCCCAGCTCATCATCAAGATAGCTAGATGAGTGGCAAAGATACTCATCACGTATTTTCATGGTTTCAAA